CGTGAAGATCCTGATATGACTCCTGCTCAGAAGCGCAAAGAGCTTGATGAGATCAGGGCTGAGCGGATTGCTTTTGCCAAGGATATGATAGCTGCTGTCTCTGAAAATAAACGCCAAGCAGCCCGTTGACAATGCACGTGGTGTGCTTGACGTAAAAGATATGGTGCTTAGTTGCTGAGCGAAAAACCTGCTCAATCGTTTGTTGTGGATTGAGCGTAGGGATGAAGAAGCCACCTCCCCGTGGGATATGCTCCCACGGGATGATTAGGTCAGTCTTCGATTTCTGGCATGGAGATTCGGATTGCATTGACGCGCATCTGTGGACCACGGGTTTTCTTCATCAAGTCAGTCTTACCGTAACCTACACGGTACAGGCGCTCGATCTGTTTCCTAAAGTCGCTGTAGCCAAAACTCATGGACGCGCAGTAAGACTTCAGTAAGTTTTCTTCAATCACGTAATCAATGTACCCCGGCGTCAGTCCGTGCTCCACACGCCCTGCTATCTCAGACCGAGATATGGTTTCATCAATCACACCACCATCACCGAGTGTTGCAGCGAGCGTACCGTCCACAGCCTTGATGACAACAAACTTGCCGTAAAACTCTCGTGTGTAGCTGTTGAGTACATCCTCAACCGTGCGCTTGCTGCTCTGTACAGTATCCCGACTCTTAAACACTAGGTTGCGGAACACACGCATGATGCGCTCTACAGGTAAGTCAACAATACCCATATGCTTACTACCCACAGCAACAGCACCCGCAACACACGCCGTACATCCTGCTGTCCAAAAACGCTCGTCATCTGGTGAGCGGAAATCCATACGGATGTGTTTCTCAATTTTCTTGTATAGCTTTTGCGCTTCAAGTGCGTTCTTTGATAGCCACTGGGCATAGTGCGGACCGACCACACCATAGTTTTGAGACAGCGACACAATGGCTTCTCGTTCATGATCATCCCACGTTAACGTGTTTGTGAGTGTCAGCTCAAGTACACGGCGCAGTTCACCCTCTGATGAGTGCTTGCGGTTACCCGTCATGTAGTCAACCACGTGTGTGTTCGATGCCATCAGTGCAAGCAGTGACCATGCTGTGGTGTTAATCCTTTCCTTGTTAGCGCCTGACTCCATACGCTCTTTGCCCTTACCCTCACTGAAGTCAAACAGCATGGCAGGGAACCATTCAAAGTCGCGCCTGTTCTTGACGGTGATCTCATCAGAGATGAGTGGCACTGAGCCAAGCATCCCTGCATGGTGAATCATGGCTACGTCTGATGTTGAGCGGCTGACACGGAAGTGATCGGGATGCCCCCACACGCTTGCTGCTAAACGTAACGCCAACGACTTACCCGTACCAGACTCCGTAGACCCCAAGTGAAATGTCATACCCGCCAGCTTGCTAAACACCATGAACGGCGAGCCGAGCCCCACGCACAACATAGCCAATATCTCATCAAGCCCTTTATCAATCAGCACCTGAATGATGTTCTTCCACCCGTCCAGCGAGCCCATTGAGCGCATACTAGTCGTGATGTTCTGGAGATCAGGCATAGGTACTTTACGCGCTACACCGTTCTGGTACACCATGCCACCATGCACAAAGGGCGCGTTGTGTCCTGTTAATAGTCGGTCGTGTGACTGCCACCCATAATTTGACGGGATGATGAGTGGCTGCTGAGATACGCTAGCTCGCTCCACACACCCACGCACGTACTCAAACAAGTTCTTGTCATTACCTGAACCTGTTGATGCAATGATGTTCTGGGCTGCAAGTGTCTTAACGGTTTCGTCTTTACTGACTACTGACTTTTGATTGATCAGTATGTCGTGGTATCCGTCGTCGCGTTCAGCAACCATGTGAACAACGTGCTCGCCTGTTGGCTGTTTGAGAATGTCTACCGCGAACAGCGTGTACGGAAGAATCATGACGGACTTCTTAGTCCTCTTCCCCTCATCGTCCTCAAGCCTCTTGTCTACAAACACGCCGCCCTTTGCACCATAGCTGTAACCACGAGGAGGTTCAGGGCGGGTTATCTGGTATGGGACTTCTTCTTCCTCATCCTGTACCTTAATTTGTTTCTCAGCGTTATCTGTTGCCAAAGTACGGCACAGGATCAGAGGGTTGGTTATCTTTCCCCAGTGCGGGCACTTCGTACAAACGCCCGGATTCTCGCTATCCATCTTGACGCACGGATATGGGCCTTTAATCTCGCGCAGCTTCTGCCGCATACGATCTTCGTCATACGGGTGCATCTCCGAAATGCGGCTCGCATAGTCACCTCCATCTGTACAACGCGTTGTCCAAGATAATAAGCCTCGCCATATCGGTTCCATGCCGTCGTCGCTGGCGTGTTCTTTGTAATACTCAAGCTGTTTACAACCCGTGCCTTCAATCGTCTTAATCCACAGAAGCTTAAATTCGCTTTGGAAATTATCAAAAAGCTTGACTGCTGTTTCTGATCGTGCACCTTTAGGTCGTTCGCCTTCGATTTCAATCTTCTGCGCCAGTAAGGGACTATAGGCATGGCCGTTTAGTTTCTTAATAAGTTGTTTAGAAAACACAGCAAAGTCAAAAGCGCTGGGCTTTGCCTCCACCATGATGCGCACAGCACGGGGCTTGGGATACTTAGGCTTAAAGTTGACCGTCCCCGGTATGCGCAACACACGCGCTGCATCCGCAGTCACGGTGTTATCGATACGCATGTTCTCCTGAGCACACAGACGTTTTAAGTTCTCTGCAACAGGTTTCCATACCTGAATTGGTATATCTTCAGTAAACGGCCAATACACATGGAGCCCGCCCCCTGAATCAACAACGAGTGGCTGACCTAGCTGTGCAAGATCTGTTTTTTCAAGGAACACATCAAGCGCTTCCGCAGCATCACGTTTAGTTTCATAGCCATCCAAATCCAAAAATGCAGCGCGTATGAACTCTGCATTCTCAGCTTTGCGGTTCCCCTTTTCCTTAAATGTAGCAAGCGCAAAGTAAACATCCCGCCTGTCCTTAACCCACGTGTCTACGACATGCTGAAACTCTCCTAAATTTGTTGCAAAAACATGCTCTTTCTTTTTACTTGTTAGCTCGGCAACACAGTACACACCCGTCGATGGGAGTACCGCCGCCAAAAACTCTTGCGGTTGCATGAAAACTCCACAGGTCAGAACAGGGGTAACTGGCGTCCGTCTTTTGGTTCAGCAATATCAGGAACGTGCGTTTCCATATACCGCGCCATACGCTTTATCAGTTCTTTCAAATAGTCAGGCTCAAGTTGATCCCAATGTATTTCACAGTAGTTCAACAGCTCTGAGTCTGTCATGCTTGTAGCTTGTAGTCCTCGCATATCTGTCTCCATGCTTGGTCGGCTGTTGGTTGCCTTTCAAGAATATTAATAAGCTCCTGTACCCGTGAGCGGTATGCGGGGGTGACCTCCACGCCAGACAGCCAGTTATAAACCGTTTGTCTTGTTGCCCCTGTAAATTTTGAAATACGTAGTACAGAGAAGTCTCGGTGTATGGCCCATCGTCCAAGGCGCGAGCCGAGCGTACGTGGGGCGTGTTTAACTGCGTTTTTAGTTTTTTCAGAGTAGGGCATAGTGTGTAAGGGGGCTTGCGCCCCCGGTTGATTAGTCGTCGGTGTCCCAAGCATCTACAGTAGCAGCAATCCCAGACTTCTTGGGTACTGCGTTAGTAGGGGCTGACTCTTTGCGCACTTCAGGCTCGTCATCACCTGCGTCTTCAACAACCTCAACAGTTTTCTTTTTAGCTGCTGCTTTAGGACGTGCGCCCTCAATCTGTGGTGCAGCAGGAGCAGCGACTTGCTGTTGTGCTGAGAAAGACATTACCACAAGCTTCTGCGTAGCAGGTGCTTCCATGTGCGTTGTCACAGACGTGAACTCCTCATCAGTCAACCAACGCATGGTCTTGAAGTAAAGCTTGGGTACAGCAGCCTTGGTATCAAAACGCATACGCGTGACAACTTCTTCAGGGTTGATGTTCTGTGCAGCCAGCCAACGTGCGTAGGCTTGGAGGGGCATGTCACCGTTAACGTCTTTGCCAAAAATACTAGTGGCGGGTAATGACAGCGCCAAAGGATCACCCTCAACATCATTAGCAAGCACCACCGCAATACGCTGAGAGAAACGACAGGCACGGCTATTACCTTCTCCGCTCCCTTGAATGTTCTGGGGGCAGTCAGCGCAGTTAGCGTGTTGTGGTTCTTGTACTGATGCGTCAGGTTTATCACCATCAGCAGACCAGCAGGTGGGAGACGTGGTCTTATCTTCTTCGTACTTGCCCATGTAAAACGTACGCCCAACCTTGGGTGCAGCAGCAACAATCACAACGTCAAGGTGACGATCATCAATTGCAGCGATCTCTTTACCGTCACTAATCAAACGAAACACACCGCCTTTGATGGAGATGTTCTTACCCCTAGCTGCACCGCCACCTGTGAGCGACTTAGCTATTGTGGACAGCCCACGCGACTTAGCGAACGCAGGGGCTTTGCTTGAGTTAAAAACTGTTACGTTACTCATTTAGTAGGTTTCCTTACAGATACGTCGTACTCTTTATCAGAGTTAAGACCGGGGGGTACAAGAGAAGGATTTTCTTCAAGAAACTTTGCCATGTTGCTTTGATGAATACGCCGTTCAAATAAATCAAGCGCATCATGCTCCGTGACAAACTGCTTAAATGAATCCCAGTCTTGTGTGAAATACCGTGTCTTGGTTGACAAGATCACAGTTCCTTGATCGGTTCGCACCGATTTACTGCCAAGAGCCATCAACTGATCTTTGAGCGCAGTTTTAATTTCATCTTGCTGCGCCTTCAAGTTTTCAACTTCAGACTCATATTCTTGTGTAAGCTGTTGAATACGTGCGCGTATCTTGAGATACACACGCGCCAACTTGTCCATTGGGATCTGTTCCATACATACGCTCCTTTTGTTATGTCAAGAATTATACATGCAATTTGTCATCGTGCAACCTCCGATTCATAAAGTTTTATCAACATGGAGTGGTCGTCCACACGCTCCTCCAACACCTTAAACATCTTGCGCTCAATGTCACTGCCTTGTAGGTGAATGACGGTCACCTTAGTGGAGTCCTGCCCAATACGATCTGAACGAGCGATACATTGTTTATACGTTTCAACAGACATCACTGGCCCCCAGAAGATGACAGTGTCCGCAGCAGTCAGCGTTACCCCATGTGATGCAGCTTGTGGCTGAATCACCAGAACACGCGGAGCGTCCTCAGTCTGGAAGCGTTTGAATATATCTGTTCTTTTTCTTACTGACACATCACCATGTATCAACTCGTTAGGTATACCGTGCTTGTTGAGATAGTTATGAATTGTGTCGATGCTGTGCCTGAAGGGAGCAAACACCAGCACCTTACGTTTCGTTTCTTCTAACACCTCCATGAGCACAGACAAGCGGGGGCTGCAATCAAACTCCACAACTTCTTTATCATCTGTGTATGCTGCACCAGCGCTGATCTGCAACAGCTTACTGACACCCGCAGCAGCATTAACGGCTGTGATTGTTTCCCCCGCAGCTTGCACCAGCATAAGTTCCTTAAGCAGCATGTAGTATTTTCTTTGTTGAGGCGTCAACGGTATGTCCCGTGTCTCAACAAGCACAGGCGGCAGGTCAGTGCATTCTTCTTTTGTATAACGTATTGCGGGATGCAGCGCATCAAACACAAGTTGAGCGGCTTGTTTTTTGGGAGCCCACTTAAACTGCGTGATCTTATTCATTGTTTTGTCACGCCACGCCGTAAAGAAACTTGGCACACCTGTTGGGTTAACAAGTTTAGCTAAGCCATACGCATCAAGCGGAGACTGCGAAGCAGGAGTGCCAGTCATCATCCACAGATATGTTTGTGGTGTAAGTAGTTTACTAAGTGTTTTCCATCGACGAGTGCTCACATTTTTATAAGCATTCGCTTCATCAACAATAATTAAATCAAACCTACCGTCTGCCTTAATTTCATCAGCAATCAAGTTCAGTCCGTCATAGTTAATGATGACAAACTCGTAGTCCCCCTGCACCATCTCAATACGCCGCACTGCTTGTTGATGATGCGCCACGATAGCACTACGATGAATAACACTTTTACTGATACCGTTCATCCACGCATCGTGCATGATGGATAAAGGACAAAGAATCAAACAGCGCTGCACATATCCTTTCTGCATCAAGTAATCAGCAGCCCATAGTGCAGACAGCGTCTTGCCTGTGCCGGGGTCATTAAACACAAACGCTCGACGATGTAGCGTTAAGAACGATGCGGTTTCAATCTGATGTGCGAACGGTTTGAGTTTCCCCGGCCAGTTGTACTTAGCCTTGATAGGGGACGGCACAGCTTTAACACCCAGATTACGCAAGACACGCATTTCGTCCAAACCCCAGAACACGAGCACCTCATGCAGTCCGGGCGCTACCTCTCCGAGGTGCTTACTCCTTGGTATGACAGTGTATTTATCAGGCTTGCGTGTCCTGAGTAACACTGCTTTATTTTCTATGATTTGCATTTTAGTTTGTAAAGAGTTACTTGCTCAGCCATGTGGTGATGTCTTTCAATCAATCCTCTGCGTGTCATTTCTCTGGTAAACGCAACATCAAAGGTGTCATCCCACGCAAGCGTTATGCTTTCTAAATGTGAGACACGCCAGCCTTCACCATAACGTGCGTCCCACAAAACAATTAACTCATCATCACTTGCCGTTGTCAGCCATATTTTTATTTGGGAGCCTGAGTCTTGTGTTTCCTTTACTGGAAGTTCCTCCATTACGAATGGGGTTGGTGTGATCAATGTGCTTACCGTTTCGGTCGATACCTTCTTTGTCATACATTCTCCTTGCGCGTTGGCGTTCAATTTGATCTTTGGTTTCCCCTGATTTCTTCTGTAATTTATAAGCGTGTTTGTAATCACGTTTGCCGTTTACTTGTGTCATATCAATACCCTTTATTAAATTCGCAAGTCTTTACAGGACACCACGGACATAGTGGTGTTGCGGTTGGGTTCCACACGTTGTTAGCAAACGCTGCTTCAAGACGCGCTACCCGTTCACGATAGTCCTGCCAATATGTCGTGGCTTCTTCAAGCATGACCTTGTGCTTGACCATTGTGTCTTTCACTACAAATAACAGAGCAGACTTCACCATACGTATGATCGGGAAGTGCGCGAACACCATGAGTGACATCAGCGTGAGCTGTTCCTTGTCAGGGTACTTGTCTTTGCCCGTCTTGTAGTCCACCACCCACGCAGTCAGGCTTTCCTCATCAACGATTAACAAGTCAGCAATACCACGCACCCAACAGTTCTCATCTTTAAAACCACACGGGCGCAGGTCTACGGTCAGTCCCATCTCATGCTCAGCGTACTTAGTCCCCGGCTTTGTGAGCAACGCATCAATCGTAGGCTGCACAAACGAGAACTGTGGAGGTATGGGGATGTTATCTTTTACGTAATCTTCTGCGGCTTTGTGTAACTCCTTACCGTAGCGGATTTGTTCAGTGGGTTTCTGTACGTAATTCTTTAACACCCGTACTTCGTGATAACGTCTTGCGCACCCTTCAAAGTCTTTGAGTGCTGAGTGGGACCATGCTTTCATTAGAACCTCGCTGACTTGACGATCTGGTGCATTGTCTCTGCAAAGTGCTCGACAAACTGCTCATCGTTGGATAACTTGGGGCGCACATGATCGAGGATGACATGCGTCAACTCATGCCAGAACGTCAGGGCACGTTCATTCTCTGTCGTGTGTTTGGTCTTGTTGCTGGACGCTATAACAATTAAGTTGTCCACGGTGTAGCCTGTTGTGTATGGCTCGTCAACGTGTTGTATCTTAATTGTGTAGCGTCTGTTACCGACCCGTATTGTCTTGGGTATGTCCATTTACTCTCCTTTATTTTGCGTCACCATAACGCTTTGCTGAACTAACTTCTGCTGCCAGAGGTAACCCCGGCATGTACTTCGGTACAACGGTCATCTGCTCCAAGACCCACTGCTCTGCCTCTTGGACATAGGCATCTGGCACGATGACTACTTCTTCATCGTGCACGGTTAAACACACTGAGTACCTCTTTTGAGTTCTCAGCATCCCATCGGTCATCACAATACGAGCTAGCGCCTGAACGATGTTTTCGGTCAGCTTCCCGCCATACAGCTTAGTCTCGTCGGGGCCATAGACCACCCCTTTCTCTTTCGAGAATTTGATGTCAGGATAGCGCAGTTTCATACCATTTGGCAAGAGAATTTGTTCCTTGCTGAAGTGCAGTCCTTTATATGAAAAGTCCTTGCCCTTCACCAAACACTCATCAATAGCTGACTGACAGAACGCCCAGAAGTCCTTCACTAACTGCGCCGCATGACGGTACTTATCAATAATCGCCTTGGCAGCTAGTGCATGAACGAACAGCTCTTCATCAGTACAGGTGTGCGGTATCTTCTCCAGCCGAGCCATTGCTTCTTTGTCTTGCAGGAAGTTGTGCGCAGTGACTGCGGTTACACCAACTTGTTTAGCAAACGCTTTGTCGTACCGCATGGGTGGTGCGCCAAGGAATCCTGTTAATAACTGTGCAGCAAACGATGCCCACCCCATACCGTAACCTGCGCCAAGTAGCGCGGACTTGGCAGACTGACGTAGCTCAGGGTGACTCTCCTTGGACAGGTTTGGTATACCAAACATCTGTGCACCGAACGCAGCGTATG